ATGACCCGTCAGAAGCATCCACCCCTGCGCTTCACCGTCACCTGGGCCGACCCCGTGAACGGCCCTGCTCGAGCGGCCAGGAATCTGCTGGCCTCGGCGCTGAAGCGTGAACGCGAAGAAGGCAAAACCGCAGCTGCCCAGCAACTGCGTGAGCAGTCGGCCGCACAAGCCGCCGACTAAGCAACCGCCGCGCCCTACGGGCTGCAACCCAGGCGCGGCAGAAGGAGATACCAAGATGTTATACCAAGCCGGAACCGCCCCCAGAACATTAGAAAGTTCACAAAATGCGCTCAATGCGCCTTCATCCCGCCCGCTGATCAGCCGCGTCGCCCGCGGTCTGACTGCCCAGGGCCGGGAGCGCGTCAGCGTCCTGCTGACCGACCGCGCGTACTTCGACAGCGCCGCCCACAGCCTCACCTATGAAGTCACCATCACCCGGGACGAGCAGCTGCTCGTGAACGGCACGCCCGTGATGGACGACACCCGCGCGGAATTCTGGGCTGGCCTCGGAGCCAGAGCCGCACGGCGCACAGCACGCTGCAGCGACTGCGGCACCCCTGGCTCGGCCATCTGTGATGTCTGCCTCGAGGCGCGCCGATGATGCGCCCTGACCTCCTGGCCGAACGTGACTGCCTCACCGCTCGCCTGATGGAACTCGAAAAGGAAATCGACGGTTGCGCCGCTGCCCTCCCGGGCACCCTGCAACTCGGCACGCCCGTCAAGGTCTTTGATACGCACAGCGGAACCATCACGCGAATCAAAGGGCACCTCGACACGTACGGCACCGTGACTGTGCACGCCTACCAGGTGCGCGCCGACAACCCCACCCAGTTCGACCTCATCGACCGCCTGATGGGCCGCAGTGACACCCGGCTCAGTCCAGAAGGGTACTACAGCCCTCAGCAGGTGCGGCCACTCCCCGTGGAGACCGGCCGATGAAGCGCCTCTCGTACTGGCTGCTGGCCATCGCCATCGTGCTGCCGATGATGATCGGCACCCTCGCCAACGGCGGCTGGCTGCTGCTCTTGATCGCCATTCTGTGCGGCCTGATCGCCATCGGCCTCAACCCCAATCTGCTGCCCGACGAACTCAAGAGGGACTGACCCAACTCGGAGGGGCGCGCATTCCGAAAGCACGCGCAGACCGCACAGCCACCATCCGCCACTCGAGCCCCGCACCAACCACTGGGCGCCCCGCCCCGAAGGGCACAAGGAGAAACAGCATGGGAATCAAACCGAAGAAAAACCAAGGCGGAGACTTCGAACGCGTCACCTTCCCGATCGGCCCCGTCGTCATGACACTCGAGAAGATCGTCGCACGTCACTTCGAAGGCGGCTTCGAAGCCAAAGAACCCGTCAAGCTCATGCTGATCTGGAAAGACGCCGACGGTGACGAATTCACCGACTTCGTTTCCTTCCCCAAAGGCTTCGGCTTCAACGAAAAGTCTGCCTTCTGGAACCGCATGGCCGCCTTGATCGGCAAACCCCAGCTGACCGAAGACGACCTCGAAGGCTTCGACATCGAACTCCCCCACGTCGATGAAGACAGCGACGATCCCGTCGCGGAATTCCTCAGCTTCCTGCGGGATCCCGAAACCCTCAAGCCCAAACTGAACCCCGAAAACCAGAAGCCCTGGAGCATCGCGATCGATGGCATCACCTTCGAAGGCGAAAAGGTCGTGGGTAAGCAGTGCGTGCTGCAGATGAAACCCAAAACCGACAAGGACGGCAAGGTCCAGGAAGGCAACAAGGTTGCCGCGGACGGCGCGATCCCCCTGAACGCCATGGGCACCGGGAAGAAGAAGAGCGGTGGGCAGACCCAGGCGCCCCCACCCCAGGCGGCCAGCTCCGCTGCGGCCGCGATGCCCTGACCCACAAGAGCGAGGGAGCAGTGTGTTCAGACACTGCTCCCTCGATTCGTCCCCTGACGATTCCACTCACCAAACAGAGGACCCAACACCATGATCACACGCTTGACGCAACTCGTGGGCATCGGAGCGGCACACGCAGACCGCATCCGCAAATACCTCGGTCGAGGCAACGAAAGCCGCGCCATCGAAGCCATCGAACTCGACCCATACCTCCTTACGACCGTTCCTCGCGTTGGGTTCCGCATCGCTGACAAAATCGCCCGGCATCACTACGGCGAATCCCAGAACAGCCTGCGTCGGCACACCATGGGCAACCAGCACATCCTCGAACACGACGGCAGCATGAACGAACGCGACTTCGAAGCCGCCCGGCAGAAACTCGATCTGTTCGGTGCGGACCACAAGCATGCCGGGGTAGAGCTCGAGCACGGCCGCGTGTGGCTGCCTGAAGTCCTCCAGGCTGACGTCGCCTTCGCAGAGTGGACTGCGGATCTGCCCCTCGGGCACGAGTCGACCGTGCGCCTCCACGTCACGCCCGAGATCGACGCGCTGCTTCGGGGCCTGGATCCGACGCAGCAACGCGCCGCGCTGTCCATCGTGGCGGGCAGCAGCTCGATCAGCGCCATGACCGGGGACGCGGGTACCGGCAAGACCCACGTGATCGCCACCGGCTGCAACGTCGCCCGTCACCTCGGTTTGAAGGTCTGCGTGATGGCCTTCGCCGGGAAAGCCGCGGACCGCATCCGCCAGGCGCTCGACGCGGCCGGCGCAATCGCTGACAGTGGCACCATTCACCGCCTGCTGGGCTACACCGGCACGGGCTTCAAACCAGAGCGCCTGCCGTACGACGTGGTGATTGTCGACGAGTGCAGCATGATCCCGACCATCCTGCTGTGGGAAGTCGTGAAGCACCTCAGGAGCGGTGCGCGCCTGGTGCTCGTCGGTGACCCCGGGCAGCTGCCCCCCGTCGGGTATGGCCAGCCCTTCACGGACCTGATCACCCTCGGTGTCCCCCGCGTGCACCTCGAGAGGAACTACCGTCAGGCGGAGCAGCTCGACATCGTCAAGTTCGCCGGGGGCATTCGCGCCGGTCGGGAGTGCGCCGCCCGCAGCGTGGAACTGCACGTCGCCCGGGACCTCAGCGAAGTCCTGAATGACCTGCTGGCCGAGAAGGCCTTGCAGGAAGGGGAGAGCGTCGAAGCCTTCGGGCAGCGCGCCAGTGAATGGCAGGTCATCACCTGGCGCAATGAAGACGCAGACGAATTCAATGCGGGAATCCAGGAAGCCGTGAATCCCTGGGGCTTCCCGCTCTTCACGTATCGCCCGTGGGGTGGTGAGCAGGTGGAAGTGCGCGCGGGTGACAAAGTCATGGTGCGCGCCAACGATTACGACTACGGCGTCTTCAACGGGCAGCTCGGCGTGGCCCTCAAGACCGACACCGTGGAGCTCGTGCGGGAGCGGGAAGCTCTGACCCTGGAGGACTTCGCGGTCGCTGACCCGGACGGCATGGTCCGTGAGCGCATCACGAAGCTCTGCGTGATCGTCCGGATCGGCGCGGACACCATCGCGATTCCCCTCGAGGAAGCCGCGGACCTGCTGAAGCTCGGGTACGCCATCACCGTGCACAAAGCGCAAGGCAGCGACTGGGATCACGTCATCGTGTACCAGCGTGGCCCGGTGAGTTTCGATGCACAGCGCTGGTGGTACACCAGCGTCACCCGCGCCCGTTCGCGCCTGACGGTCGCCTACGAAGCGAAAGTCAAGGGAGACGCTGACCAGGCGCGCTCCCTGTTCTGGCTGAACGCTTCTCGTGGCGCTCAGGATGGACCGAGCATCTTCGTGGGCCGCGTGAAGAAAGTGCTCGCGACGCGCAGCCAGAAGCAACTGCTGCTCTCCAGTGAAGCGAGCGCGCACCTGAGCCCTGAGGAAGTGCGCCAACGCACTCAAGGCTGGCTCGGACAATGACCTTCACGCTCTGGCAGTGGGCCAACCTCCTGTACGACGGCATGATGCCCAAAGCGGGCTTCATGGAGTTCCGGCTGCTCGGCCAGCGCGGCAAGATCGACGATCGCCTCTGGATGGAATGGCCCACCCCCGAAGCCCTCGCGCCCAACCTGCCCAAGAAATGGATGCAAGGCGCCGCGTACTTCGGCATCGCCCTACGCACCCCCGAGGGGCAGGCGGCGAACAGCGGCACCAAAAAGGACACGCAACCCACGCACCTCGTCTGGTCCGAAATCGACCTGAAAGGCACCCGCTACACCGACGGGCAGACCGACGTCGAAAACATGACGGGTGACGAGCTGCGCCAGGCGGCCCGTGAAGCCTTCGATGACGTACAAGCCATCCTCGAGGAGCACAACCTGCCCGCGCGCGCCATCGTGTACAGCGGGCAGGGCCTGCACGTGTACCTCGCTCGCCGGGCGCGCAGCACCCAGGAGGACACCGAAGCGTACTGCCGGGGCCTGTGCAACCTCCTCGAAGGCGACCCCAGCGCGAGTGAGCAGGCTCGCATCCTGCGGGTTCCCGGCACCTTCCACCGCAAGAACCCCGAGCGCCCCCTCGCCGTGGAAGTCTGGCACGCCGACCCCGCGGCGTTCGTCGACGACGGGGTGCTCGAATCTCACGCGGTCCGTCAGCAGCACACCCGCACGGCCTCCGACGGCACCTTTATCAACAACGGCCAGGCCATCGACGCGGACCTCAAGGTCATCGCCGCGCAATGGAAAGACCTCAAGAACACCGCGCACCCCAGCGGCCAGGGCCGTCACTACCTGGCGCTATACACCGCCGGCTGGCTCAAACAGAACGGCTACAGCGAAGGGGACGCCGACGCCATCGTGCGCAACCTCGCGCAGGAAGCCCACGACGAAGAACTCCCTGACCGACTGCGCGCCGTACGGGACACCTACCGCACCGAAACGCCCGGCAAAGGCTGGACGGGCCTCACCGAGACCTTCGGGCTCGAATTGCAAGGCATCATCCTCAAGGAAGGACCCAAGCCCAACATCCGCGGCGCCGGTACCCAGATTGCGGAGAAGAAACGAACTCCCGCGGCCGGCAAGCTCACCCTGGTCGATTACGCCGCGATCTTCCTGGAGTACAACCGCGAACACAACTACGAGTACGCCTACCACGAGCACTGGCAGAAGTGGTTCGAGTACCAGCACGGCGTCTACACCGAAGTGCTCGATACCACCATGCGCAAACGTCTCGACCTGGTCATGCAGGAACGCGGCCTGTGCGACCTGAAGAAGAGTGACCTCAACGAAATCCTGCTGAAAGTCGCTCACACGCCCGGCATCGGCAAAGCACGCGTCGATCAACAACCGTGGGAACTCAACTGCGCCAACGGCATCCTCGACCTCAACACCCTCGAGCTCGCCGAGCACACCCCCGAGTACTTCAGCGTCGTACAGACCGGCACCCGCTGGGACCCTGAAGCGACCAGCGCCGAATGGGCGGAGTTCCTCACCACCGCCGTGCCCAACCCTGCCGATCGGGCGATCCTGCAGCGCTACTGCGGCTATGCCCTCACGGGCGACACCAGCGCCCAGAAAGCCCTGCTGCTCATCGGCGAAGGTGGGACAGGCAAGAGCACCTTCGTCCGCGTCATCAGCGCCGCCCTCGGGGGTCTCAGCCCGTACAGCCTCGCCACCAGCAGCGCCCTCGAGAACATCCGTGACGGCAGCTTCATCGTCGGAACCTTGGTCGGTAAACGCCTCTGCGTGATCAGCGAGCTGCAACGCAACGTCGACTGGTTACCGTTCAAGCGCATTACCGGCGAAGACCCCATCAGCATCGACGTCAAGAACAAAGACGCCTTCATCACCAAACTCGACACCAAGCTGATCATCCTCAGCAACGTCCTGCCGTTCCTCGGTGAAGACGCCAGCAACAGCAGCCTCACGCGCCGCTTCCTGCCGGTCTCCTTCAACGTCAGGCCCAAGAACCCCGACCCCACCCTCGAAGCGCGCCTCAGCTCCCCGGAGAACCTCAGCGGCACCTTGACCTGGATGGTCAAAGGCCTCGTGGCCCTGCGCGCTGACAACATGCGCTTCCCGGTCAGCAGCCAGAACAGTCTCGAGCGGCAGATCGTCGAACAAAGCAACCGCCTCATCACCTTCCTGGAGGAGGTCTGCATCGGTGATCCTGCGGTTTCGGTCGCCAATGCAGACCTCTGGGCCGCGTACCTGCGCTGGTGCGAAGACACGCGGCATAAGGCCGTCAGTAGCACCCGCTTCGGTACCGATCTCCCCGCTGCTCTTCGCCAGCTTGGTTGGGAAGCCGAACAACGCCGCTCGGGCAAGATGCCACGCACCTGGTTCGGTCTTGGCCTGAGAGGGGGCTTCTACCGTGCGGAGTGAGCCGGGTGTGCCGGGTTGTGTGCCGACTCGTGTGCCGGGTTTGAAGCCCTCCCAGCGCTATTTGTGCCGAGTGTGCCGACTTTCTCAAAAGTCATACACGCAAAGAAGAAAGACACCACTCGGGACACACGCATATGCGCGCGCACGCACGTATGAAGACTTCCTCAAGAAAACCCGGCACACCCGGCACACCCCCGATAAACACGGCGTTCAACCCGGCACACAACCCGGTCCCCAACCCGGCACAACCCGGCACACGGAGGTCGTCATGGGCATAACTCCCGGCAAAACGAAACGCACCAAAGCCCCAGCTGCAGGAGCCGCCACCCTCGAGCGACCTGCCAGCCCCGAAGAACTCATCAACCAGATGCGCTGCGACATCCTCGACGCCCTCGAAACCACCCAAGGCGGAGACGACGACAGCCGGCACCTCTACATGGGCGCCAGCCTCAGCCACTTCGCCGAATGGACCCAAGGCAACCCCTTCACCATCACTTTCCCACCCAGCTACAACACCCGCCTCACTCGCGCCATCAGCTGGCTGCAAAGCCTCAAACCCCACGAGTACCCCTACAGCCGCGAACGCGCCCAAGGCACCCTCATCAACGCCTGGCGCACCTACGGCACCGAAGAGACCCAAGTCGAACACCACTGGGAACTCATCCCCAAACTCTGGCAGCCACCCGAAGACGAATTCGGACCTCTGGCGCAAACCACCCAGATCCCCTGCCTGCCCATCTGGGATGACACCGAACACGGACGCCTCGCCGAAGAATTCGACGTTTACTCCGGCCTGGTCGGGTACCTCAACCAACAGCTCGGGTACCACCTGCTCGATATGGACCCCCATCCCGAACACATCCTCTGAGGAAATGACATGACGACAAATGCAGACAAAACGACGGAACTGGCCAAGCAGGTGGTGCGATGAGCCTCACGCAACTCGTGGATCCGCACGTCGTGGCACTCCTCCGCGGCCGTAAGGTTCAACCCAGCCGCCCCAGCACCGAGTACTTCACCAAGCTGACGTACGCCGATCTCGGCAGGAGCGTCAAGAAAGCCACCGAGTTCGCCGGGCACCGCTACGACCAGAACAAGGAGAATATCGGCGCGGCGATTCTGGAGCACGGCACCACCATGGTGCTGCGTCTCGCCCAGATGATCCACGAAGGCAAACCCGTCAGGGAACTCGAAGCGACCTACGAAGAAGCCCGCTCAGTCGCGCAGGGTAACTACGAAGCCAGCGTCCTCGAGGAGACCACCGTGCGTGTGCCGGCGTACGTGGAGCAGGAAACGCTGGAACTGCGCACCGCCATGGACATGGCCCTAGCTGGAGTGGAGGCCGTGCAGGCAGAAGCAAGGGAACTCGAACGGCAGTTGCAGGCCGCCAGTGCCCAGCTGGTCCGGGAACGGGAAGCGCACGAACAGGAACTCGCCCGGTTGCGCGACACGCTTGCCCGGGAGCGCCAGACGTTCATCGCCCGGGAACGCTCCTTCAACGAAGAACGACGTCAGATGCAGCACGACCTCGGCACCCTGCGCGGGGTCGTGGCCAGCCTGAATCAGGAACTCGAAACGCTCACCGCGCCCACGGAGGCCAGCATGTCCGAACAGCCCAAGTCTTCCGATAGCAACCTCGCTCCTCAGACGGCCCTGGAGCGCATGAGCTGGCACGCCTATCAACAGCGTGAGCGCGGCATGAGCCCCAGCCTCTGGGAGTGGCGTCAGTTCGTCTCGGACCACGCGGCGTACTGCCGACTGCACCTGCAGGAACAAGCCAGCAGCCGCGCCGCTTGAGTCTTCGCTTCCCTTTATGGGTGCGTTTTTGAAAGGAGCACTATGCGGAACTCTTTCTGGCAACGCATCGACCGAACCGAAGCGCGTGCCTTCCGTCAAGCGATAAACGGCCAGAGGACCTGGCGCAGCTACTCCCTGGTATTGACAACGATTCGCGTTCTGCTCAAGGACCGATAAGAAGGCCACTCGGGGCAGCCTGACCCGCTGCCCCTGCTTTCCACTCCAAACATGAGTTTCTTCACACAAGGAGCTGAACGAAATGGAACTCCTCTTCATCCTGGCCCTGCTGTTCATCGTCCTCCTCAGCCTCGCCGTCAGCGCCGACACACGCGCCCGCAAAGCCGAACGCCTCGCCCAGCAGCACGCCGCGCGCCTCAGCCACCTCGAACGCCACATCCTGCCCAAGGGTGACCACTGGAGGAACGGCCGATGACCACCCAAACTGTGCCGCCTTACGTCCGTGCTGCCACCCGGGAATTCTGCGCCGGCACGAACCACACCACCCCGCACGCCGTCATCGACCACGGACACAAAACCCTGCGTGAGTGGTGCGAACTGCTCGACCGCCACCGCAACGCTCCCCGTCCATCTTCCCGTCCGGAGAGCCCCGAGGAACGCGTCACCCGGCAGATTCGCGCAATCCTCGAAGACGGATTCCCGCACAGCCGCACGGCGATGGCGGAACGCCTGAAGATCAACCGGACCAGCCAGTTGTTCCGTGCGGTGCTGGAACAACTGGTGAATGACGGCAGCGTCATCATGACCCGCGCAGGCGGCATGTACTTCTACACGAGGGCCTGCTGATGCCCGTCAACGGCTGCCTGAAAGGCAAGGAAGGCGAACGCGAAGTGGCGCGCGCCCTCACAGCCCTGGGTCATCCTGCCGAGCGCGGCCAGCAGCACGCCGGAGGTCAGGACAGCCCCGACGTGAAGTGCCCGAGCCTCAACCGCTTCCACCTCGAGGTGAAGTTCACCAAGACCTGCCAGCTGTTCAGCACCAAGCGCCTGGCGGAGTGGGACGCGCAGGCCAAGCGGGACGCCGGGCCGCAACAGGTGCCGGTCGTGGTGCACCGCTGGAATGGCCAGACGACCTGGTGGTGCCGTGTGCTCCGGCCGGGCCGGGAGCCAGTGCTCCTGTCGCTCGAGAGCTTTGTGCGTGAAGCCGATCAGTGGGGGAGAGCATGACAACAGGAGATCTCGCTTTTCAGAACAGCACCCTGGAGTTTCAGCTCCAGCGGATGCTGGGCAGCCCAGATACTCGCCCCTTCGAGAGGTATGGCGACGTCACGCTGAGCGTCCAGGCGCACAGCAGGGCTTACTGTCAGCCTCAGCAGTCCGGTCTGCCGCTGGAGGAATACGAGAGCGTCGAGGTCGTCATCATGATCGCTGACATCTGGTCGAAGCCTCGGCACCTGGGACTGCCTGAGCTTGACGATCTCTGGGAATCCAGCGCATTCCCGGTCGGCCCGTTCATCTCATTTGAGGTGGTCGAGCGACTGCGTGCAGCGGCGCGAGCTTGGGAAGGGCAGCCGTGACGGCCGTGAACCTGGTGCTGCCCCTCGAAGCGAGAGACCCGCGTGAGTTGGAGCGGCAGCTGGAGGCGATCTTCCTGCCTCGCCCTCAGTCCACCTGCCGGCATTGCGGCGGTGTGCTGAGCGAGGAGCAGTTCGGGCACTTCAAGTGCCATCCGTGCGCGGCGCGGAGGGGCCGGTGACGCCCGAACCGTGGGAGCTGCCCGAGGAGCAGTTCTGGGCGGAGCTCGATGGTGCAGTGCTCGCTGATGAGATGAAGCCGCGCACCATCGGCGAGGAGTGGCGTTTGTTCCTGAGGCTCTGGGGTGACGCTCAAGCCGAAACGATACGGCACATGGCCGAGGCGTTCGCGTCGATGGGTAAGATCGCACGCGCAGCCAGCGCCTGCCTTGACCGCCTTCGTGTTCTCGCCGACGAAGAACCACCCGCTCCTCGCGCCGGCTACGTCCACCCGAAGGCGGCGATGCTGGCCCGGCCTGCTCACCTCTCCCTGCGTCAGCAGCAGCGCACCCTCTCCCGCCGTCCCATCTACATTCCTCGGAGGCTGATGTAATGACCCTCACCCTGCCAGAACGCCTTTCCGCTCGCCTATACGCTGAGTTCTGGTACCGGGCCCTGCGCACCTGGGACGTGCGTGAAGTGAAGACACCCAGCGCCTACTCTCTCAGCACGAGCTACCACTACGAGCGCGAATTCGACACGCTCGGCCAGTGCGGCCCGGAGCGCGTCACGTACCTCAGGACGCCGATCGGGGAGTATACCGAGCGGGAGGTGGGGCGTCAGATCAGCTTGATGGTGCGGTACGGCACCCCGGAGACAGTGCAGCTGGGGCGCATGCTCGAGCGAATTCGGGGGGACGTCGCGCCGCAATCCCTCGTGCGTGAGGGTGGACGGTGGATCACGCCGACCGAGCGCGCAGTGCGGTACGGCGTGGCGGTGCTGACGCTGGCCGTGCGGCTGCGCGACGGCAGTGCGGAGAGCGCGTTGAACATCTTACAAAATGAGCTTGCAGTAAAGGCGGGATGAAGCTACCATTTAACTAGAGTTCAGAATTGTCCCGATCGAAACAACAAGGCACCCGCGCGGGTGCCTTTCGCTTTGGAGGTCCCGTGAGCAAACGCAAAGACAAAAAGCGCGCTGCACGGGCCCGCCTCCACGGCCCCCGCAAAGCCCGCCCCGCCAGCGAGACTGCCAGCCGCACCAAAGCCAAGCTCTCCCTCGAGCAGGAAGCCCACCATCTCGGCTTCCACCCGATCACCGACGACACCCCGCATTACCTGCCCTGGCGACCCGTGCGCCCCTGAAGGAGGTGACCATGACCAACACGCCGAAACTCGACGCACTCAACCCCCGACACAAGAAGTTCGTCCTCGCCTACTGCGAGACCCTCAACGACAGCGAAGCGGCCCGCGCGGCCGGCTACGCCGATCGGCGTGAAGGCTGGCGCCTCCGCCAACGCGAAGACATCGGCGCGGCCATCAGCGAGATCCTCGAAGACTTCGTGATGGGCAAAACCGAACTGCTCGCCCGCCTCAGCCGCGACGCGCGCGCCGACATGCGTGACTTCACCCACGTCAGCCCCGTCAGCCGGGAATTCTGGACGCCCGCCCGCACCCACCCCGAGGTGCGCGAACTGGCCGCCAGCAGGAAGCTCCACGTCGACGATCTCGACGATTACGACCTCGAAGGGCACTTCGGGGCCGAACGCGTCGCGCACACGGCAGACGGCGTGCGCCTGATTCGGGAGCACGTCATCGAAAGCGAAGTCGTCATCGACTGGCAGAAAATCGAGGAGCGCGGGCAGCTCAGCGTCATCAAGAAGCTCAAGAAAGCCAAGGACGGCAGCGTCGAATTCGAGCTGGTCGACGCCGTGCGCGCCAAGGAACTGATCGGCCGTCACCACAAGCTCTTCACTGACAAAGTCGAGCACTCCGGTGATGTCGGCCTGGTCATCGGCATCGACGTGATTCCCCCGGAAGGCGTGAGGGATGACGCATGACCTCACCAGCGTCAGGAACGGCCGACTGCAGATCAACCTCCACACCGGCCAATGGAAAGCCTGGCAGTCGCAGCGCCGGTTCATCCTGGTCCTCGCCGGCACGCAGGGCGGCAAGACCAGCTTCGGACCACTCTGGCTCTACCGGGAAGTGCAGCGGCGCGGCCCCGGTGACTACCTGGTGGTCGCGCCGTCCTTCCCGCTTCTCGAGCTCAAGCTCAGGCCGGAATTCATGCGTCTCTTCGATCGGCAGCTGCGCCTCGGGGCGTACACCGGCAGCCCCACCAAAAAGTTCGTCTTCAGCGAAAGCGGCGCGCGCAAGACCTTCGGGGACCGCTACGACCCGGACATCCCCACCCAGATCTTCTTCGGGCACGCGCAAGACCCCGACAGCCTGGAGTCCGCCACGGCCAAAGCCGCCTGGCTCGACGAAGCCGGGCAGAAGAAGTTCAAGCGCGGGTCGTGGGAAGCCATCTTGCGCCGACTCTCCATTCACATGGGCCGGGTGCTCGTCACGACCACCCCGTACGGTGCGTTCGGCTGGCTGAAGACCGAACTGCACGACCGCGCCAAGCACGGCGACCCCACCGTGGAACTCGTGAACTTCGAGAGCCGCATGAACCCCAGCTTCCCGATGGCCGAATGGGAACGGGCGAAGGCCACGCTGCCCGAGTGGAAGTTCAACCTGATGTACCGCGGGCTCCTCTCCCGCCCGGCCGGGATGATCTACGACGTCTTCGACGAAGAGAAGCACGTCGTGGAACCCTTCGAGATTCCCCGCGACTGGCCGCGCTACCTCGGGCTCGATTTCGGGGGGGTCAACACGGCCGGCACCAAATGGGCGAAAGACCCCAAGAGTGGCCTGCTGTACTGCTACGCCGAGTACCTCGCCGGAGGCCGCACCGCCCAAGAGCACGCCACCGAACTGAAGAAAGGCGAACCGGTCTTCGCGAAGGTCGCCGGGGGCAGCAAGAGCGAAGGCCAGTGGCGCCAGGAATTCACCAGCGCGGGCCTGCGGGTCCTCGAGCCTGCCGTGCCTGAGGTTGAGGTGGGCATCGACCGGGTGTACGGCGGCCTCAAGCAGGACCTCATTCGGGTGTTCGACACCTGCACCGGCACGATCGAGCAGCTGAACAGTTACGCCCGCGTGACCGGCGAGGACGGCGAACCCACCGAAGAAATCGAAGATAAAAGCGCCTACCACTACCTGGACAGCTGGCGTTACATCCTCAGCTTGCTGCTCGGCAAGCAACGCGGCGGCGTCATCACGCTCTGAAGGGAGGTGAGCACATGGACCCAAGCATCCTCGCACAGCTGATCAAGAACGAAATCGAGCAGATCGCCAGCGTCCGCGCCAGTGAGCAGCAGACTCGGGACGCCATCAGCAGTCGTGGCCTCGACGTGATCATCACGGAACTCTTCCCGGGTGTCGACAGTGAATTCGTGAAGAGCAACGCGGACCTCAGCAACGAGCTTCGCGCCGGCGTCGGCCGCTACGGTACCGCGCTCGCACGAGGAGAGTGGAGCTGGGAGTGGAGCGGCGAAGGCGACGCGCCGGAAGAAGGCACCCCGCAGGCCTTGCTGGCCCCCATCGCCCGGGACTTGATTCGTGATGGCTGCACGGACAGCCTGAGCAGCGGCAAGTTCGCTTTCTTCACCTACCGGGACGATCGTGGCGTGATCAGCATCAGCGCCCTCACCGGGTTCCTATGGCCGATCTTCAAGGACGGCGACAGCAACATCGTCGAAGCGCTCGTGCAAGTCATCACCCTGAAGCGCGCGAGTGGCGTGAAGTTCGAAGTGCGCCGCTACACCCCCGGGCTGCTTGAGGTGTTCACCGAACTGGATGACTGGACGAAGTTCGCCACGGCAGCCAAGACGGACTACCCGCAGCCGCACGCGCGGGACCACCTCCCGGTGGCCTTCCGGATCGTCGCGCGGGACGCGAACCGGCAGCCTGAAGGACTCGCGCAGGTTGCCATGAGCGCCTTCCGGGCGTACGTCAAAGCGACAGTGATGAAGAACTTCATCGCCGAGACTGGTGGATTCGAGGAGCGTGTCGTGAAGAGCAACCAGCTCTTTGACCTCGCTCAAAACAACCCGAAGCACCCGATGCTCGCCAACCTCAAGAAGGTCGGGCCGCGCCAGTTGCGCCTGGTTGAGACGGATGGCACGTACGAACGCCTTGACCCGGTGCCCCTCTCTGATTACCGGGAGAATGCCCGGGACGCCAAGGAGGGCGTGCTGAGCGCGCTGAACATCCCCAGTACGGACGGCGCGAATCTCACGGGCATCGCTTTGCAGGAGAAGCGCGAAGCGTACACCGAGACTGTCTCCGCGTTGGCTGCCTCGATCGCTGACGCGCTGACTGAAGCGGTCACGCTCGCCGCGGCGCTCGATCCTCGCCTTGTGCGGCCCGGCTGGCGCGTCACCCTCATGCCCCGCTTCACGCAAGACGTGCAGACGGAGCGCACCTTCGTTGTGGAGGCCTACAGCAAGGGCGCCCTGCCCAAGAGCGCGGCCCTCTCCGGCCTGCAGTCCCTTGGCGTGACGTACATCACGGACGACATGATTCAGCGCGCCAAGGACGCCGAGGAGAGCGACACGCTGCCCGACCTCACGCTGCCAGCAGGCGTACCCCCACCGGCGGGTGACGCGTGACGCCGGACGAGTTCATCCGGTCCGTCCGGCAGGCCTACCAACGGCTCGACTGGACCCAGCTCGAAGCGCTGCTGCAGATGGCCCTGGAGTCCGGTGATCCGGCTGTGCGCGCCGCGTACTACGAGACGCTCCGGACCACGCTGGAAGCGATGATCGTCGCCGCGCTCACTCCACCCGAGAGCAGTCCGTACTTTCGCGCACGGGTAGCGCTCGCCGTGAAGCAATTCAACGACGCCACCGCGTTCGCCGTGCTGCCCGAAGACGCCCTCGACGTCGCGCGGGTGAGTGACGTGCGCTTCCAGGCGTTCTGGCAGAACGAAACCCTCCGCTTCCGGCAGGAAGCCCAGAGCGTACTGATCCAGGTGCTCGAGCGCGGCACGCCCCACCGGCAGGCCGTGAAGCTCCTCAAGGACCGCGCGAGCGTCAGCACCAGCCGCGCCAAAGCAATCGTCCGCACCGAACTCGCGCACGCGTACAACGCCGGCGCGGCCCGCAGTGCTGACAAGGCCCTGGCAGACGGCGCGGACCTCGTGAAAATCTGGCGCGCCACCCTCAGCAACCCGCAACGACGCCGGGAAAATCACCAGCGCCTCAACGGCCAGACGCGTGAGATCCGCGAACCCTTCAGCAATGGCTTGATGTTCCCACACGGGCCCATGCGGGACGGGAGCCTCGCGCCCGCCTCGGAAGTCATCAACTGCACCTGCCTGGTGACGTACAGGCGAAGGGAGAACGCATGAGCAACGAAGCCACCGCCCGCTTCCTCGAGGCCATCGCGCAGCGCATCCGCGCGGGCGACATCCAGGTGGACGGCATGCACATCATCCGTGGCGGTACGGCCGAAGTCGACGTGCGCACTGGCTGGCCGATTACCCTGCCGGACGGGACTACGACCCTGACCCTGCGCACCAGCCCGAAAGAGTAACCCCATCTCAACGACAGACCGCACGCCACTCCGGGTGCGGTTTCTTCGTGGCCGTACGGGCGGGCCCTAAACGCCTGGCTACGGGGCACGCGACCCCACAACGCGGAGGAGACCCATGTTCAAAGACGCATTGACCGCCCGCCTGATGAAGCTCCACTTCAACGCGCCCCCCGAAGACGGGACGCCAGGTGAGGGAGGCGGGACAACGCCCGCCACAGAAACCGGCACGCCCCCGGCAGAGGGTGGAAAGACGTTTACCCAGGAGGAACTGGACCGCATCATCAACCAGCGCCTCGGACGGGAACGCAAGACGTGGGAAACGCAGGTCGAAGAGGAACGCAAAAAGGCCACCATGACCGCCGAGGAGAAGCTCAAGGCTGACCTCGAAGCCGAACGGCTGAAAACCAAAGCCGCAGAGGACCGCGTCACGGCCGCCGAACGACGCGCCGCTTTGACGGGCAAGGTCGTGAATGCCGACGCCGCGCTGAAACTCATGGATCCCGACAAGCACCTCGATGCCGAAGGGAACCTCAACGTCGACGCGCTGCTCAAAGACCACCCGTACCTCGCGCCTACCACGCAATCCGCCGGTGCGACCGCCCCGAATGGTGGCGGCGGCACCCAACAGACCGGCAAGGTCGACTTCTCCACCATGAGCGACAAGGAATTCGCCGAGTACCAGGCCCGCGTCGCGCGTGGTGAACGCATCATCGTCCCCTAAGGAGGGATAACGCATGACCCAGAGCACCAACACCGCCGGCCTCTCCGTCCAGATGAAGACCTACTACGACCGCACGCTGCTCGTACGTGCCCTGCCGCTGCTGGTGCACGCGCAGTTCGGTCAGACCCGCCCGCTCAGCAAGCGCAACGGTAAAACCATCGAATTCCGCCGTTTCGCCAGTCTGGCGGCCAACGTCACCCCCCTCACCGAAGGTGCCACGCCCGCCGGTGGCAACCTCACCAGCAGCGCCATCACCGCCACGGTGAATCAGTACGGTGACTTCATCGAAGGCAGCGACCTACTCGACCTGACCGCCATCGATCCGATCCTCACCGAAACCGCGCAGCTGCTCGGTGAGCAGGCGGGCCTCAGCACCGACCAGGTCGTGCGTGAAATCCTGCATGCCGGCACCACCGTGCAGTACGCCAACGGCCGCACCAGCCGTGGCACCATCACCACCGGTGACAACCTGACCGTCACCGAAGTGCGCAAGGCCGTGCGGACCCTCAAGAACAACAAGGCCCGCACCCTGCCGGACGGCACGTACGTCGCGATCGTCGCGCCGAACACCACCTACACCCTGCAGAGTGACCCCGAATGGCGCGAAGCCGCCAAGTACGCGGGCAGCACCCAGCTGTTCAACGGCGAGATCGGGCAGATTTACGGTGTGCGCTTCGTGGAAACCACCGAAGCGAAAGTCTTCGCGGCTGAAGGTGCAGACCCCGACGGCACGGGCGCCCTGGGCCCCATCGACGTGTACAGCACCCTGGTGCTGGGTGCCGACGCGTACGGCATCATCCCCCTCGAAGGGCAGAACCTGGAGTTTATCTTCAAGCCCGTTGGCAGCGCCGGCAGTGCCGATCCGCTCAACCAGCGCTGGACGAGCGGCTGGAAGCTGGCCTTCACCGCCAAGATCCTGAATGACCTGTTCATGCTCCGCATCGAACACGCCGTCGCGAACTGATCGCCGTAACCACCCTTGAGCCTCAGCACGACGCCTGAGGCTCGACCTTTTGCCCACAGGAGGGCCCCATGGCTGAGAAGAAAACCCAACCCGCCACCGACGCGCAGATGAGGGAAGTCACCCTGACCACCGCGCAAGTGCTCGCCAAGCAGGAGAAGCGCAAGGTCAAGTTGCACCAGACGACCGGCGCTGAACCTCGCCTGCCGGACGAGACGGTGTGCATCAACGGCCACATCTACCAGATCAAGCGTGGCGAGAGCGTCGAAGTGCCCGAGAGCGTTTACGAAGTCCTCGAGCAGGCCGGGCGAGTCTGAAGTGAAGCAGAACCTCAAGCGCTTCGATTACGCGCACTTCAGCGTCGCGACCCTCAAGGACGGCGTGCAGTTCAACGGCGAGGGCGCCACGCCCGAAGAAGCCGTGGCGCGCGCAACCGAACGTCTCGACGCGCACGAAGCCCAGCAGCGTGAAGCACAACAGCGTGAAGCCCAGCGTGCAGCTGCAGCGCAGGAGGAGGTGACCGATGGCAACAACCCTGACGAAGCAACCGAGTAGCGTGACCGGCCTCAACCCCGCGTACACCGCGGCGGACGCCACGGGCGTGAACATCCCCAACGATGGCCGCACTGCCCTGCACGTGAAGAACGCCAGCGCGGGCGCGATTACCGTCACGATGCGCGCCACGACCAATTACTTCGACGGCGTGAAGCGTGACATTCAGATCGCCATTCCTGCCGGCGGGGAACGCCTCATCAAGCCAGCCGAGGCGAATTACTTCGCGGACGGCAGTGGCCTGACGTTGTTCGACTTCTCCGCCGTGGCCAGCGTGACCGTCGCGGCACTCAGCTTGTGAGGTGAGGCATGGCAACCAACCCGAAGGACCGGGCAGCCTGCCTGAAGCTCACGCAGCGCGTTGTCGGGGATTCTGCGGGCTGGGACGCTTCACAATGGGGCGATCAGCTGGACGAGGACGCCGTCACGCGTGGCAGTGACACCTACTGGCGACCGTACGCGACAGCCCTCGCTTACCTGAGCCGCCCGGACCGTCTGAAGAGCCGCAGTGAAGGAGAGGTCAGCGAGACCTTCGTGGATCCTGCTGCTTCCCTGGCTTTCCTGGAAGGCAAGAGCGGCGAATGGGACGCGGGTCTGCCCGACGATCCGAACACCGCCGAAGTCGAGAACGAGCTGGATTTGCGTGTCACCTTTACCGGGTATCGCTGATGTTCAGTGCGTTTCGCAAGACGGAGCGGCACGTCAGCGTGCAGGAACTGCAGGTCACGCGTGACGCGGTGTCTCAAGAGGAAGTCGAGACGTACGTCACGACCGATTCTTTCAAGGCGCGCGTGCAGCCCCTCTCCATCGAAACCGCCGAGAAAGCGGGCCTGACGGGCACGGTGGGTCGCTGGGTCGTGTTCCATCCGCCTGGCCGCATCATCCCCATGGGTGCGCGCCTCCGGTGGGACGGGGAGGACTTCAGAACGCTGAAGTTCGAACCCTGGCCGACCTTCCCTCTGGTCATCGTCGAGGAGTTGCCGTGAGCGTCAACAGCAGCATGCGCCACCTCACCGTCATGGTCGAAGCGCGCATCGCGGGCATCGCGCAGGAACTGCGGGATGACGTGGTCGTGCAGCTCAGCAGCCCCGGCAGTGGCCGCAGGTACGGCACGCACCAGGCCAGCGCCCCCGGCGAGAGCCCCGCTGCGGACCAGAACCGCCTGCGTGGCAGCTTCGCGGCCGTGCGGTACGGCCCGGCCTTCTGGCGGGTCGGCACGAACTACGACCAGGCGAACGGCAACAAAGCCATTCCCGTGGCGCTCGAGTTCGGGACGCGCAACATGGCCCCTCGTCCGTACTTCCGACCCGCCGTCGAGAAGCTCAAACGGAGGCGCAGACGATGACCGTCCCGATCATCCTTGCTCGGGCGGCACTGTTCGCCCACCTCGCGCCGCTGAACGTCCCCGTGAAGTTCGCCGGTGAAACCCTCCCCACCTCAGGCGCGCACGTGGTGATCACGATCATCGCTGATACGCCCGAAGAGACCCTGGACGCCGAGGAGCACAGCAGCACTTTGCGTGTGCAGCTCGACTTCTGGACCACCGAGAGCAGCCTCAAGGCCGCGCAGCTCGCCCAAATGGCGAAGGGCATCCTTCACCAGCATGGCTGGGAGCGCACCGGGGCAAGCGTCCCCCTCGGGAAAGATGGCGACTGGCATCGCGTCAGTCATGACTACCGCACCCTCATCCAAGGAGAATAACCATGGCCAGCAAAGCACGCAAAAGCCGCGGCAACAGCCACCTGTACACCAACTTCACCGGCGCGAGCGCCATCGTCGAGGGCGACCGCATCTCTGAAGTCAAAACCAGCGGGCTGGACACCAGCACTGGTACCATCGACGCCACCAACTGGGACTCGGGCGATTGGCAGGAAGTCATCCCCGACATCAACAGCGGCACGATCCCCATGACCGGCAACCTGGTGCTCGACAACGCCAAGGTGCCGCTGATCATCGCTGCGAACGGCAAGGAGCCCGTCAAGTACTTCCTGGTGTTCGGTGACAAGCCCGCTGCCGGTGCGAAGAACCTGGTCGTGAGTGGCCTCGCGCGCATCATGAACCTCAAGCTTACGCCGGGCGACATGCACGAGATTAGCTACGACTACGTGCTCGACGGCACCCCCACCTTCGAGTACAACGTCACGGCCTTCCCGGTCTAAAGCTGATGCTCCTGACGCCCAAAACGAGAGGGGAGGGCAACAAGCCTTCCTTTCTCGCTTTCGGCGTGACGCTCACCCCAGAAGGCGTGGAGTGCCCCGTGCTGCTCGTGCAGGGCAAAATCCGCGCGGGACGGGTGCGCGTGCGCCTTTTTGAAGACGAGAACGATAAAGGGACAGCCCTCACCGTGGTATTGCCGAGCAACCTCGGCGAAGGCCTCCACGAGAACATCATTTTGGAGCTGGCATGAAAAAGACCACCGCTCAATCCGCCGTGACAGGCCTCAGCGCCGCCCTTGGCCGTCAACGCGACACCCTCACCCTGCTGAACTGGAAAGGCGAGGAACTGAACGTCATCGTCGCCAAAGCGTCCCTCAACGAACTGGTTGACTTCCAGGAACGCATGGGTGGCCTCACCGGTGAAGTCAGCAAGGAGCAGGCGCTCGAGCTGCAGACCCTGCTGGTGAACGTCCTGGCGGACCGCACGGTTGGCGTGACCCGTGAGCACGTGCAGGAATGGGCGCGCTTCCTGGAGGTGGACGAAATGACGACGGTCCTCACGACCATCGTCACTGGCCAGGTGCCGGACCCAAACGCCCACCGGCCCCAGCTGAACCCGACTGGGGTCTGATTTTCGCCCTGCTGGGGCATTACTACGGCTGGGCCAGTCCGCGCGAGATTGGACGCTTGAACCTCGACCAGGTGCGCATGTACCTCGCGCCCCTACCGATCTTCGAACGGCGGCGGCACGCGAGTAACGCGACCATCGCGTGGATCCTCTCGAACCAGTGGGCGAAAGAAGTCAAGGGCACTCCTGAGGACTTCATGCCCGCCTTCGCGCAGCTCGAAGACGCCATTGGCGGGCACTATCCCCCGGACGTGGCGCGCGCCATCCAGATTGCCCTCAGGCGCAAGCTGATCACGCAAGACGGCCTTGATCATCTCGACAGTGACGCCGTGAAGGCTTCACTGAATGCCCTCAGAAAGGAGGCCCTATGACCACAGGTGGTGGAACAGGCGGGAGTGCTGGCAGCGGAACGCTGCTGGAAACCCTCTACGTGAACGTGCAGGCAAACCTCGGGCAGCTCCGCTCGCAACTGCAGCTGGCCGTGAGCAGCTCCGTGGACGCCTCCCGTCAGATCGCCGGCGCCATGGCGGGCATCAGCGCCGCCTTCGTGGGGGTCGGCGCGTACGCCGTGAAGCTCGCCGCTGACCTGGAGCAGGCGGAGATCGCCTTCACCACCCTGCTCGGTTCAGGCGAGAAGGCGAAGGCCTTCCTCAAAGAACTCAGCGACTTCGCGGCGCGCACTCCCTTCGAGCTGCCCGGCCTGCAAGCTGCCGCGCGGAAACTTCTCGCCTTCGGTTTCGAAGCGAAGCAGGTCATCCCGATGCTCACCGCCATCGGTGACGCCGTCGGTGCTCTCGGTGGCGGTGAAGCGGAGATCAGCCGCGTCACCATGGCCCTCGGGCAGATGATGGCCAAAGGCAAAGTCAGCGCTGAGGAAATGATGCAGCTGGCCGAGCTGGGCATTCCCGCGTGGGACATGCTCGCCAAAGCCATCGGCAAGAGCGTGCCTGAGGCGATGAAGCTGGCGGAGAAGGGCGCCATCTCCGCCAGCCAAGCGATTCCAGGCATCCTTGAGCAGATGAATACCCGCTTCGCCGGGTCGATGGAGAAGCAAAGCAAGACCCTCAACGGTTTGTGGAGCACCCTCAAGGACAACCTCACTCAAACCCTCACGAGCATCGGCACCAAGATCGTTGAGACCTTTGACCTGCACGCCGTCATCACTGGAATGACGAACGGCATGCAGCGCATCAAAGAAGCCATTGAAGGCGCGGACCTGCGCCGGCTGTTCGACGAGCACAAGGAGAAGATCGAAGCGGTCGCGTGGGCGGTGGGTGGCGTACTGCTCCCCGCCGTGCTGTCGCTCGCTGCCGGGTTCGCCGCCACGCTGGTGACGATCCTGCCGTGGATTGCGGCAGGCCTGGCGCTCAAGGTCGCCTTCGAGGAAGCCCAGAAACAGACTGAGGGCCTCCAGATCGCAACCAAGGACACGGGGCCGACCTTCGTCAACATGGGCACGGTGCTCAAAGGCTTCGTGCAGCTCATCCAGGGCGTCATTCAGAGTTTCGTGGCGATGGCCGCGCACATCGGGAAGTCCCTCGGGTACATGTCCGTCATCGCTCAGGATTACCTGGGAGGACTGGCGAGGGGTCTCAAAGCCCTCGCGCGCGGTGACTTTCAGGGCATGGTGGACGCCTCGAAGGACATGCGCGACTCCGTCTCCCGAAATATGAACCTGCTTCAGGATGACCTGGTCGGGGTGTGGGAGAACCCGAACAAGAATGTCGTGGGTGGTTTCAAAACCATGATGGCTGGCATCAAGGGTGAGGCCGACACGGGTGTCCAGAACGTGGTGTCGTCTGTCTCCAACGGTGCCGAGACCTTCAAAAAGATCATGGCCGACCTGACCGCCAGCCTTCCGGCAGGATCGTTCAAGCCTGCCAGCATCTCCACCGTGTTCCCCAAAGGCGGGGCGGCAGCAGCAACTTCGCAGGCCGACAAGCCCGAGACGACCGCGCAGCGCACCAAGAAGATCAAGGACGTGCTGGGCGACCTCAGGCGCGAGTACGAAGCAGGTCGCCTGACGGCTGCGCAGTACGCGACTGCCCTGCATCTGGTCGAAAGCCAGAACCAGAAGGCCGCGAACAGCGTCAAGAGAGGCACCGATGCCTGGCGGGCCTACATGGACGTCGTGGGCGGAGCACGCCGTGAGCTCGAGCAACTGGCTGGGCAGGCAAAGGCGACCTCTGATCGAGCCAAGGCTGAAGCTGCCCGGCGCAAGCGCGAAGCAGAGCAAGCGGCGCGTGAAGCCGCCCAGGCAGCAGAGCAAGCGGCCCGTGAAGCGGAGCAGCGCCGCCGGGGCGTGCGGGACGGTACGGAAGCCTACGAGGAACTCGGCCGTGCCATCAACAGGACCGCGAAGGCTGGTGAGTTCTCCGGCGACAAGCGCGACGGCTTTCTGAAGCAGCTGCGCGAGTTGCGCGAAAGCATGGGCGACAAGGGCCTCAACACCGACCCTTCCATCAAGGCGCTGGACGCATTGATCGGCAGGCTGGTGCACACAGCAGCGGCCACCAGCCGTCTGGTGGTCAAGCAACGCGAAGCGCGTGAATTCCAGGAGCAGCTGCGTGAGGGTTACGACGCCGGGCAGACTGCCCTGGGTGAAGTGGAACGTGGTGCGATCGACGTCGCGGATGCCTTCGGACGCCTGCCGACCGCACAGCGCCCCGTCAAGCTGGAGTTCGAAGAGCTGATCGGCCTGATGCCCGACACGAACGAAGGCCTCGATGCCTTCGTGCAGGCCATGATGGACCTCGAACGCGCTGGGAACATCACCAAGGGCACCCTGGACCGCCTGATCGGCAGTGTTGGGGAACTCAAGACGCTGCTGGACGGCTCGATCGACCGGAGTCTCGCCGAGTTCGGTGGGATGGCGACGGACGTGAACACCGGCCAGGGTGTTTTCCAGAGTGAGAACGAGATCCGTGGCATCGGCGTGAAAGGCACGGGTGGAGCGGCAGACGCCGCCAAGGGGGCCATCGCGGCGGGTGCGGCCGAGCTCTTGCGGGCCGGTTTCGCCAAACTGGAGCAGAGCGACCTGTTCGACCAGCTGGCGCGACTCACCGCGGATGGCCTGGCGGACAGTCCGCTGGCCGTGCTGATTGGCGACGTACTGGCTGACAAGATCAAAGCGGCGAGTGCTGCTTCGAAGGCTGAGGCGAAGCTCGCCGGTGAGCAGGCCGCGCAGGTGTACGGGGAAGGCTGGACCGCTTACAGCAGCGAGCTCGCCGCCGCCGTCGAAGACACCCTGGCGGAGGTCTTCAGCGGCACGGATGACGAACAACTCACCAAGGCGCTCGAACTGCTACTCGACCCGGGAGCCTTCGCGAAGCTCGGGGACGATGGCCGTGCGGCGTTCATGGACGCGTTCAACAAGCTCGCCACCGAAGACGCCCTGGTGTTGCTTCCTGAGGAAACGATTGCCGCCTTCATCAACCGCCTGGTCGAAGGTGGGGATCAGGGCAGCGACGTGCTCGTGAAGTTGCGTGGAGCCCTGTTGGCCATTGGTGAAGCTCTGCAAGGCACGGCCCAGGACGTCGAAACTGTCTCGGACGCCTCGAGCGACTGGGACGCCAACCTGCGCCGCATCGACTTCCAGGAATGGGCGGATGGGCTGCACAAGCTCTCGGACGAACACCTGCAACTGCAGCTCGAAGGTGCGAAGAGCGCCAAGAACGTCGACCGCTTCAATGCCCTGCTGGCTGAAATGAAACGCCGGGCAGAGGAAGCGAAAGGTGCCCTCGGGCGCCTGTTCGAGAAGTTCTCACCGCTGATCGGAGCGGTCGGGGCATTCGCCGGCGCTTTGGGCGCGACGGACCTGCAGGCCAACGTCGATGGCTTCGTGACGCTCCTCGGGAAGGGCCTCGACATCGCCAAGGACTTCGCGAGTGGCAACATCATCGGGGGCATCACCAAGATCATCAGCGGCCTGGCCGACGCCATCATGGGATTCCGCAAAGCCTACGCTGAAGCCGCCCGCCTGCAAGAGCAATTCCGGGAGTCCCTCTCGGGATCGTTCCTCAACGCGGACGATTACGGCAAGACCAGCGTCCGTTCGCGGGGCTTCTTCGCCGATTTCTTCGGTGGCGGTCCTGAAGTGGTGCAGGAAATCAACAAGGTCGGCCTGGCCTTCGCGAAGACCATCAGTGATGGCTTCACCAAAGGCATCAAGGAAGGCCTCAAGGAAGCCATCGTGAAGAATGACGTGAGTCTCTTCGCGAGCACCCTCAAGCTCAGCGTGGGAGACGCCGTCCTGAACGGCATCATTGACGCTTTCATGCAGGGTGAGCTGCTGAAGAACATCATCGGCCCGGCCATCAAGAAGTACACCGACGCCTTGCAGACGCCCGACCCGAATGATGACGTGGCTGCCCTGAACGGCGTGCTGAGCGCGGCAGATACCGCAGCGGCGTTGGGCGAGAAGTTCGTGACAGGTCTCGCCCCTGTCCGTCAGATGCTGGTCGATAAGGGATTCATCAAACCACCTGAAGGGACCGAGAGCATCACGGGCAACCGGGAGTTGTTCGGGAGGGTGCCGGACCTGGGGCTTGGCAGCATCAGCACGCCCACTCTCGAGGCGTTCGACACCCTGGGGAACCAGATCGTGCCGGCCTTTGGCCGGCACGTCGATCGCTTCGGGGAAATCATCAATACCCCAATCCGTGTGGTTCTGGATGGGGGAGCCCAAGGCAGCATCACTGGAGCATTCCGGTGAGGTTGCTTCTGCTCCTCCTCGTTCTCGTGGGGTGCGGCATTCACGCCGCACCTCCTTCATTTGACGCGCGGGCGTGGCTCCTCACGCCCAGAAAGGAGGCTGACGTGCGCTGGAGACTCCGAATTTACAGTCCGAGCGGAGCGTATCGGTACGACCGCACCCTCGACACCGCTCAGGTCACGCAGGCCGGGCTCACCATGACCCTCGAACCGTACGGGAACTGCCTGGAAGCGACCTTCAGCGCCAAGGCGGCCTCGCTGGGCATCGGGGACCGGGACATCGTGCAGATCCAGACGCGCCCAAGTGACCCGAACGTTACGGATGACACCGTGCTGTGGACCTCACGTTTCGCGGGCATCGCGGTGCTGACCGGCGCGAAGAACTCGCCCGAAGCGACCGGCTTCAAGCTCGTCGGCATGAAAAAACGCCTGGAGGAAGTCGACGTGCAGACTGCGCAGTACCCGCAGCAGAGCGTCCACACGACCATCAGCCAGGTCATCGCGCACCTCACGAACGGACGCCTGCCCGCGCAGATGAACAACCTCACCCAAGTGCCCGACCCAGCCATCACCGCTGGCGTGCTCCACCCGAACTACCAGACTGGCCGGGAAGTGCTCGACAAGCTCGTGAGCCTCGTGCCCGGCTGGAAAGGCTGGGGATACAACGCGGACTTCCAGCTGGTCGTGGACACCGGAAGCGGCACCATCAACATCGACGAAGCCGTCGTGGGTACGCGCGTCAAATGGACCGAAAGCGGCAGTGAGGAACTCATCACCGCCGTGCGGTGGCTGATCGGGAACCGCCCGAAGGTGCTGTACGCCTACACCGGCATGGGCGCCTATGATGTCCTGCCTGCAGGGATCGTCAGCAGCAGTACCACACTGAGCAGCGCGTACGGGTACGCCGTGAAAGTCCTCGCGCTCACCACCCCGCGTGATTACCTCAAGCCGATCGGGACGCCCGTGCATGCTTCTGCCGCCAATCCGGGAGGCAGCGTCAGCAGCATCGAGAACCTCGCGGATGACAACCCCAGCACGGTCGCTGGAATCAACTTCGGTGACTATTCCGTCGGCAGCACGCAGACCGTCGAAATCCGCTGGGACATCAGCAAGTCGAGTGCACTCGACTTGCTGGGCTTCGAACTGCAGAACGTGCAAGGCGCGACGTACGTGAATGTCGGCGTGATCATGTACCAGGCAAGCGACACCACGCAATTCCTGGACTTCTACCCCAGTCCGACCGAATTCAAGAATGGTCTCTTGCTGTTTGGCGGGCCCGACATTCGCGCGCTGATGGAAGCCAATTCGCTGTACGACAGTTGCCGCATCACCCTCAGTGTCACGGGCCCCACGAACGGCAGTGCGTCAATCGGAACTGCCCGGCCCCTGCTGGTGGACCGCGTGACGCTCGAACGCCTCGCCAGCCTGTATTACCGCGAACCAAGCATGGACCCCGCAGTTATCCGGACCACTGGATTTGGTCCGCTTGGTGCGACAGCGATCATTCAACGCCGCGCCCTTGACGGCAGCTTGATCGAAACCATCGAACGACCGGTGGAGAAAATCGAGTACCGTATCACCGCACAGGAATACGGTGACACCTACACGCACACCGGCCAGCGTGACTCGCCCGAAGCCAGTGCGCTGCGCGCGGTCATCGAGCAGCGCGACAACGCAGCAACATTGACCGCCGTGAGGTACGGGCCATGAGCGGACTCTACGCCGGATTCGAATTCGAGCTTCCAGGAGTCACTGAACGTTACCCCTTACCGCTCACCTTCCAACCTACCGGAGGTGTCGGGTACAACCTCAGTTCGCAACTCGAACGGGCGCCAGGCAGCACCAGGTGGTTCTCGACCGGGGATGGCCTGCCGATTCCGGAGCCCTTCGTGTTAAGCGGCATCATTTCAGCGGCCAGCGAGTACCACGCCACCCTCGTGCTGAGGGAGTTGCTGGACGCGCAGAAGCGCGCGGTGAAGCTCTGGCGCGGCGGGATTCGTTACCGCGAACTGATCGCGCAAACCTACCCTTACGGTCAGCTCACTCCCGCATCGAAAAATTCCCGGCATTGGAACGTCACCCTGACGCTCCTGCCGACCGGGCCGGACTGGATTCCTGGCGCGACCCAAGCCCTCGGTGACGCTCCTCTCGGCGCGTTCCCGCTCGGTGAAGGCTACGACGGCACTGAGAAACTCCCCATCTAAGGAGGCCTTATGGCAGAAACGAATTTCAAAGACGTGGCCCTCGCGATACGGGACGCCATCATGCAGGTGCTCAACCTGCCCACCCGGGGCAACAAGACCGACTGGCCCGAGCGGTACGAAGCCGCCTTCACCGCGCTCGGTGAAGGCGTCGTCACCCTCGCAGAAGTCAAAGCCGACCTCGACCCCGTGACGGGCCTCGTGAAAGACGAACTGCTGCCCGCCCAACTGACGAAAGAAGAAGTGTGGGACGCCAGCGTGTTCTACAAAGCCGGACGGCGCGTGTTCCTCAACAACGCCATCTTCGAAGCCCTGCAGGACAACCAGGGACAAAGCCCCAGCGTGGCCGTGCCACCCGTCGCCACCATCAACTGGAAAGTCGTGTGGTACGTGGAAGGCGGCGGTGGGCTCGACAGCACCGGCACCACCGAAACCGTCGTTGCCACCGCGCACCGCACCACCGCCTTCGCGGCGTACAGCTCGTACGATGACATCACGTACGACGTGATCGACACCGGCGGCACCCTGCTGGTGAACAACAGCACCGGCAGCGTCTTCACTGCCGACGTGACCAGCCAGTTCAAATTCGAAGTCAGCGTGCCCTGGGAAGCGCTCCAAGTCGGTGATGTGATCAAAGCAGCGTTGTTCGTGCAAGGCAGCGCGGACCCGAACCCAGTGCTGCGCAGCGAAATTGAGAACATCACCGTGCAGGCCGCTGGGAATTACACGAGCGCCAAGACCGTCATCGCGCAACTCACGGCCGGTGACAAAGCCTTGATTTACGTGTCGAGCAACCCTGGCCGGAACATCACGGGCGGCGCGAACTTCAATTTGAAGATCACGAAGATCACGCCGACCGGGCAGACGCTCGAAGAACGCGTGGACGCGGCGGTCACCAACGCGAACACGGCGGCTGACCAGGCGTACAGTGCAGCGGCGGATACCGCGCAGTATGTGTCGGAAACCACCGCTGACCCACCCTTAGGGCCGGAAGGTGCGATTGGCAGTAAACGCCTGGTGGATGGGAGCCTGCAACGCCTGGTGGTCGTGGGCGGAGTGTGGGTCAACTCCGGCCCGGCGTTGCTCAGCACGCAATCCCAGCATGTCATTACCGCCGCACGGTTCGGATTCGCTTCGACCGGCACCGCCGCGCAGAACGACAGCGCCATCACGAACGCGCTGGCCGCTGTCGCCAGTGGAGGCGTGGTGGATTTCCCCCCTGGGGTCTTCACGGTGAGTGCGGTGCAGACCATCACGAAACCCGTCACGCTGCGCGGGAACGGCACGCGCCTGGTCGCAGACAGTGAAGCCAACCATAAGCGCTTCGACGTTCAGACGAATGACGTGACCATCGAAGGATTCACGCTCGACGGTGCGTACGTCAGCGCGACACGCGGATTCGTGGGCGGTGTGATTACCGTGCAGGGCACGTCATCCAGAACGGTCATTCGCGGCAACCGCATCCGCAATGCACGCGGGATAGGGGTGTACGTACTGGCCGGTGTGCGTGACACCAAAATCACGCACAACACCATCGAAGGCACCTACCACGGTGTTTTTCAGGAACCGACCGCCGTGGACGCGGTGCCCATCGGCACTTTGATTCAGGGAAACACCATTCGGGACGTGCGCGGGCTTGACGTGTGCGGTATCAAACTGAAGGGTGGACTGGCGAAAGGTGGGCGTCACCGCATCATCGGGAATGACGTGCGCGGCGTGACAGCCCTCGGGGATAGCGGCGGGGGCTTGCAGCTCGGCATCGAGCTGCAGGGCGGGGCCGCTACCGCCGTGGGGCAGGATGAGTGCGCGATTTCCAGCAACACCGTAGAGGGATTCGGGTGGGGCATCAGCGTGGACGGTTCGCATGGTGCGAGCGTCAGCGGGAACACCGTGCGCGGCTGTCTGCTGCTGGGGCTGGAAGTCGCGGGGGCGATGCGGGTCAGCGTGACGGGGAACAGCGTGAACGGGCGGGACGCCTCCGGAACCCTCGTGATGGATGTGGGCATCAGCATGTCCAACCTCTACAACGGAGCGCGCACCCAGGGGCACAGCGTGACCGGCAACACCGTGGACGGGTTCACTGAAGCCGGAATCAAGATGCAGCAAAGCGAACACTGGGTCGTGGCAGGGAATACCATCAAGCACGGCCCAGTCGGGGGGAACGGCATCAACCCCATCAAGTCGGATTACTTCACCATTCTCGGGAACACCATCGAAGGACAGAGCGACACGGCGGTGGGACTGTTTCTGGATGGCGTGGAGAGCATCAACGCGGCCAGCATCATTGGGAATAACTTCAGCGGCACCCTGCAAAAGCCGTTTGATTTGTACACCAGTGCGACAGGGCAGACCATTCAGAATGTCACGGTCACGGGGAATTCCCTGAAGGCGACCTTGAGTACCGGCTTTACCCTGACAGGACCGGGCACCTTCGCCAAAATCAGCTTGGTGGGGAATGTCGGAAGCGCGAGCATGGAAGGCCATTGGGTGGATTACGTGCAGCGCGTGGGAGTGCTGGAAGGGACGTTTCCGCCAAACAATAACCAGACTTCAGGTGAGGGCTCGATTTACCTCGATAACTTCAACGCGGGGGAGGGGCGCTTGTGGGTGAAGGTCACGGGTGGCATCGGGAATACCGGCTGGGTGAATGTGCGTCAGGTGGCGAACACCACGACGTTTGGATTGGTGAAACAGGCGGCTGCGATGGCAGATGTGGCGGCAGCTCCAACCCAAGCGGAATTCAACGCGCTTTTGCAGCGCCTGCGTAACGCGGGCTTGATGGCAACCTGATACCTACTCAAAATATGACCGCTGGTCAGGGCAATTAGACTCAAGCAGGAGGCGCGATGACAGTCGCAGAACTTATCGAAAAATTGAAGGCGTACCCGCAAGATATGCGGGTACTGGTGCCATCTGTTGACGGTCGGACGCTTGGCTTTGAGCCGGAGTTGGACGTGGCGAACATCGTGGAGGATCTAGGCGACAGGGCCTGGTTCTCCCAACTCCAGCCGGGCCCACCCATACTGTTGATCGGAGGAGGATAACTCAGAAGCTGAAGCCTTTTGTCGGGTCAATCACCTCGATTTCGAGCAAGGTGCTTGTGTTGATGCTCGGTTCCATGGCAAGCCACTCCCGCACGCTGGCTACCATATCCGTCGCGAATTTTCGGACATCAAGCTGCAATTTACTGTCCCTCTGATTCATGTGAACCGAGGATGGGGGCGGGGACACGACGAACTGAAACGTGTCTAGCGCTCGGTTCGGTTCGATTTTGCCGCGCGGCGTTTGCTCTGAGCCTTCATGGAGGAACGCGCACCTCAAGGCGTAACAGTCGGAGCCTGACAGGAAAACATGAGGTGTGCGCGAAGGCCCCACTCCACTCGTGTACTTCGGTTGGACGTACTGGTCGAACCACTCGATATAGCGGGTGCTACTCTTCTCATTCGGTCGGTAGTATTTGCCGCAAATGTCAGGCAGGGCGAGCGCCAGACCGAGCGCGGCATACCAGTTTTCTTCGCGTACAGCTTTTTCCACTGCTTCAGTCAGGTGTTCCATACAGCTCCGATGCGGCGGGCAGCTTGACTTGAAGCGTTACACTGAGTCGTCACACGCAGTGGTTCGCTTCGGCGGCCCGCCAGCAGGGAGCACTTTTCCGAGTGCTCCCTGCTGGGTTTAGGGTAGCAGTCCACTTTGGACCCGCCTGATACTTTCTGCACCTCGCCGTACTACACACAAACAACATCAAACCAGGCACTCCGTGAGGGGTGCCTCTTTCATTCCGCCTTGGCGGTTGGAGCATCATGATCAAATTTCCCGCCGCCATCGAGGCGACATTCACCACCCTCGGTGTCCTCATCGGTATCAGCACCAGCTTCCTCACCACCCACCTCTTCGGTGAGTGGACACCCCCACTCCAGCAGCTGTTCCTGCTCAGCGTTATCGACTTCGGTACCGGCTGGGGCGCCTCCGCTTACGAAGGCAAGAAGAACCTCGGACCGGGGCTGTCAAGCAGCCGCGGGTACCGGGGCGTCGTGAAGAAAGTCGGCATCTTCGCGCTGATTGCCGTCGGGCACCTGACTGACCAGGCACTCGGGCAGGGCCCGGTGCTGCGCAACGGCGTGGCGTACTGGTTCATCGCCATCGAACTGCTGAGCATCACCGAGAACGCCGGACGAATGGGCCTCCCGGTCCCGCCCGTCCTGACGGCCGTCATCGCCGTCCTCAAAGGTCGGGGCGGCGAGGCGCCCGCCACAAAGGAGGCCGCATGACGGACTTTGAACGCGCCCTCAGATTCACGCTCCGCTGGGAAGGCGGGAAGGTCGACGATCCCTTTGACCGGGGTGGCCGCACGAATTGCGGCATCACCCAGGGCACCTTCAACGCCTGGTGCAAAGCTCAGGGCCGACCACCCCGGGATGTCTGGAGCATCACACCCGCCGAAGTCGCCGCCATCTACCGACAACGGTACTGGAACCGCGTGACGGCCGGGCGGGTGTGGCCCTTGAACGCCGTGTGTTTCGACATCGCCGTGAACCACGGACCAGGAAACCTCGGGTACATGCTCAAGCAAGCCAAAGCGCAAGTGCCGATGGGCACACCGAACATGCAGACCGAAATCGCGCGGGAGTTACTGGTTGCTCGGGGCGCCTTTTACCGCGCGATCGTCCGGCACAACCCGACGCAGCTGCGCTTCATGCGTGGCTGGACGAACCGCCTGAATGACTTGCGCCGTTTCGTGGCGCTCGAGGAGATCACATGACCTACAAACCCTTGGGAGTAATGCTGGCGCTGGCGTTCCTCGCTTCCTGCGTCACCCAGGCGCAGGGGGCCCTGATTCCCTGCGTGAGTGTCACCAGCAGCGGCCTGAAGCGTGAATTTCCCCCCACGCTCGCCATTGACGGCAAGGCCAACACCTGGTTCTCCGCGAACGTTGCGCCTCAAAGTCTCACGTGCGACCTGGGCAGTGTGCAGGACGTCGACAGTATTGACCTGGTGCTGTACCGCGGAGCGGAACGCAACACCGCCTTGAAAGTCGACCTGGCGGGGAGCACCTCGGGCCCATGGGTGACGGTCGTGAGTCGCCGGACGGTCACGCCCCTCCGACCCGCGCGAGACAAGGAGGGGTACCAGACGCTCACCTGGGCACGGCAAAGCGCCCGCTACATCCGCGTGACCGGGTACGGCAACAGCGAAAACAGCGCGGTGGCAATCAACGAACTGCGCGTGTACGCCCCGCTCAACCTGATCGGCACCAGCCTGCCGGATGATGCGACCGGCACGACCACCTCCCCGGTCAGTGGTGAAGTGGTCGTGCAACCCTCCGGTGACCTGCTGCCGCCACCGGATCAAGTGGCGTACTTCGTGGATTGCGCCGGCAGTGACTCTCTCGATGGACGTGATCCGACGCGGGCCTGGCGGACCCTGGCCAACGTCAGCACGCTCAGCCTGAATCCCGGTGAGGGACTCTACTTCAAGCGGGGTTGCAGCTGGGATGGGCAGTTCGCCGCGAAATGGAATGGCACGTCCACCAGCAACATCACCATCGGTGCGTACGGTGACACGTCGCTGGGAATGCCGAAATTCCGCATGACCAGCGGTGAGAGTACCATCAACGTCACCGGCTCCTACCAGCAGGTGCGTGGTCTGAGCGTCACCGTGGCGTCTTCGCACGTCCCTCCGGTGCCTTCGGACGCGGTGAAATGCAAAACCACACCGGCAGGCTGGCGCGTCGGGATTCGCGTGGCGGGCAGCAACAACACCATCGAAGGAAATTACCTCACGGGTCTGACAGTGGGCATCCAGACCACGGACGGGGAAGGCAAGGGGCGCTTCAACAAAATCCTGCGCAACACCCTGGAGAAGATGAGCATCGCCAGTCAGAACACCCCGGACAACGGCGATAACGATTCCGGCTTCTTCGCGATCCTGCTGAACAGTGATGACAACGAAGTCGCCTGGAACACCACCAGTGCGAACTTCGGATGCAGTGAGGATTACCTCATCGAAGGGGCCAGCATTGAAATCTTCCGGGGGAGCAACAACTGGATTCATCACAACAAAGCGCTGAACGAAGCGACCTTCAGTGAGTTGGGTGGATCGACGGATAACCGTAGTGATTACAACAAGTACCAGTACAACCTGTTCGTCGGTGCGGACGTGGGTGCGGAGTTGCTGGTGGTGCGTGGCGCGGAGAGTGGATGGGGCGCGAACTTCGGTACGGAGTTCCACAACAACACCGCGTATTACGTGAATGTCGGTATCGCGTGCTTTGCCGGTTGTGACTCGACGATCCTCAGCGCGCACGGGAACATCATCGAAGGTCGCTCGAATCCTTCGAAGAGTGAATTCTACGGGCAAGGTGCGGATGAGGGGCATAACGTCATCTGGCGCACGGGGGGCGGGCCGAGCTTCAACAACGGGACGACCGCGCGGGCCAGCACCACCGTGCTGGCTGATCCGAAGTTCGTTGGGCCGCTGAAGGCCAGCACGACCGGTGATTACCGCTTGCAGGCGGACTCTCCGGCCCTCAACCGTTCGATTCTGCAGTACCTGACGGTGACGATTGCTGGTGTGCCGTACAGCGTCACGGTGGATTTGGCGAATTTTACGCTGCCGAGCAGCAATATCGACGCGGGCGCTTTCGAGCGTCAATAACCTGGAAGCTCAACTTTTCGTTGAGTACCTGTCGTGAGTCAGGTACTCCTTTTCTTTCCTGTCAGGAGGACCGCATGACCGTCGCCGATCAACTCAAGAAGTTCTTTAGTGAAGAAGCCCTCGCCGCCGCCAAGAAGTACGTCCGTGAACAAATGGCCCTGGGTGCCACCGGCACCGCTGCCGCAGAGAAAGCCACGGAGAACCTGGTGGAGTTCATCGAGAAGCTGGATGACGCGGTGGTGTTCATCCCTCGCTTCGGGCCACTCGTGAAGCTCGCCATGGACACTCCGCTGGTGGACGCTCAGCAGCGTCAGCTGGCCGCGGCGTTGATCGAGTTCGCCTACCAGCTGCTGAAAGACGAGCCTGTGGGAGTGGGGCCGGTCGTGAACGCACCTGAACTGCAGAGTGGAGTGGTGGAATGAAGCGTGTTTGGTTGCTCGGACTGCTGATGTTGGGAGCCTGCGCGCCCAGCACGAGTACCTCAGGTCCGCAGTTCAGCCCGGAGGACACGGCGGCCCTGGAGTTGGGCAAAGGTGACGCTGCGAGTCTTTCACGGGGATTTTCAGGGCGAGGTGAACCCGCGTTGCGTTTCTCGGCAGTTGGGCAGGACGTGACGCTGGGTCAGTGGAAGTTGAGTGGTTCCCGGTTGCGTTTGAATGACGCGCGTTGCGTTGTGAATGGCCCGGAGGTGCTGTGTGATTTCAGTCGGGTGCTCGTTCCGGCCGGGAAGTCGTTCGTGTTGGAGATGACGGGTGAGCACGTGGATGTGTTCGCTCGGTACCGTCTGCCTGATGGTGCGTTGCGCGCGAAGTTTTTGACGCCTCCTGCGCCTGACTTCCGGTGATGTGCGGGTACGGTTGGGCTGTGCTCGTGCGGTAACACTTTTGCCCCGCTCCTGGCTTCGGCTGGGAGCGGGGCATTTTTTGTTGTCTGCGAAATTATCAGGCGTTTGCGTTAAGAAAACGGCGTGTAGGGCGATAACGTTTTAACTACAGGCGAAATAGAATAAAGGTGCTCAGGCGCTGTTCGAGCAGCCCTGAGCGTGGAGCCGGTACTAGCGGCCCAAGGGTCATTTTATGGCCCTTGGTCACGCCACATCCAGACCGGCTCACGGGAGACACCGTGAGCGAATCTTTTGTTTGGACGGACCTGTCGAAGAAGAAGCGAGCCAAAGTGGCCCTCCGCGCCCTCGATGAGCGCGACTACCCCACCCTCTGCAGCCTCGTGCAGCATCACCAGCTGCACTACGGCCGCTCAGCCTCGCAGACCAGCCCTCGCACGTTCTTGCAGTACCGTGGCGCCCTGCGCAAATTCCTGCGGTTCACGGAACGCATGAGCACCAGGCGGCTACTTGAAGGTGACCCGGATTTAGGAGCGGCCTTCCTCGGGCATTTGCACCGGGACCTGAAGCCCGGCAGCGTCAACAATGCCCGCTCCGGCGTGCGGGCCCTGTACCGCGCCTTGCGCTGGGCAGGCGCGACGCAGAGCGATCCGTTCGCGGACATTCCACCCGTGCGGGACAACGTGCCGGCTCACCTGAAACGAGAGGCGTACTCGAACGAGGACGTGGAGAAGCTGCTGGCCGTCGCGGATCCGATGGAACGCGTGATGGTGCTGATGGCCGCCCAAGCTGGCCTGCGCATTCACGAGGTGGTGAAGCTGCAGTGGTCGGACATCGACCTGGAGGCGCGCGAGGTGATGGTGATTGGCAAGGGCCGCAAAGCCGCGAAGGTGCACCTCAGCGCGGCGCTGGTGTCAGCCCTGGAGGCGTTGCCGACGCGTGAGGGTCGGGTGTTGCGTTGGCGTCAGGAGCGCACCTTGCGCGATCACCTGAAGCGACTGTGCGAGAAAGGGCAGGTGCGGTATTCGAAGCGGCAGTTTCACGGTCTGAGGCACCACTGCGCGACCAGACTGCATGACGAGACGGGTGATCTGATGCTCACTGCAGCCCATCTCAGGCACAGCAGCACGCAGACGACCGAGACGTACGCGAAGGGCGACCGGCGCAAGATCGCAGCCGTGGTGAACCACTGGGGTGAAGCAGCTGCGAGCTGAGGTGCTGGAACAGAAACCCAGTGGAACCACGAGAGCCGCCCATCGGGGCGGCTCTCTGTTAGATCTGATATTAGTTCTCGGCCTGCAGGTTCGCTGCAGCTGCGCGAGCTCGAAGGGCGGCGAGGCGGTCTTTCTCGCGTTGTTCCAGTTCACGGGCGCGATTATTCTCGCGGCTGTTCACGTAGAGGCGTTTGCGGTCCACGCGGCTGCGGGGCTCGTACGTCATGTCGATCGGGGCGTCGTAGACCTTAGTGGGTTCCGGCTTCGTTGCCGTGATGTTGCCGAGTTGTTCTTGAACGACTGCTCTTGCTCGACTTCTCGCCCTTCCGTTTTGACGCGGCATATTTAACCTTAACAAATACTTCATTTCTTGGATGAGGGTCCTCGTTTGAACTAAGTAGGGCGGTTAGCCCAGTGGCTCGAAGCGACCGTCCATGAACTCTGCCTCTGGGCGCACCCACACTTCAGCCTTCAGGCAGTGTCGGTACACCACCACGGGGGTTTCATCGTGTTCAAGGCGGCCACGCGCGATTTCCTCGTAAATGCCGCCTGTCTTTTTGTGACGCCAAAGCGGATGGGGGCCGTGTCCTTTCATCGTTGTTTTCCTTTTAGGGGGCGGTCACAGCATGACGCAGTGGGCATGAATCCTCGGCAGCGGCTCGTCCCGATACCACCATGTAGTCAGGTAAGAGCGCCTGCGCTTCGTTCCGGCGATGCGCCGGTACACGATGACTTCTCTTGGTGGACCGACGCGCACGATTCCCGCTTCGGCGAGGTCGGTGACGACCTGTGCATCTTGGGGCATGGCTTGTAGGAGCGCGATAAGTTCAGCAACTGTCATATACCTCTCCTTAGCGGGCGAACAGTTCGTCAGGGTCTGGAAAGGCCCCAAACAGCGCCGAGTCCCCCAGCGCCTCGGCGTACCGCGCCATGACGCGGTGCAGCACCTTGTACGAAGACCACAAGCCATACCGCGTGCTCTCGCTCCCTCCGTAACGGTCGAAGTGTTGCTTTGCATCAATGATGAATTGCAGAGCTAAGGTCAAGTCAACGCCATCAAAGTCGGTTTCAGGCACCTTGAGTGTCAGGGTTAGCTCTGGTCGAGTCACAACTTCAGTCTGACTCATACTCCCCTTACCCGCTCGTCTTTAGGCGTTTCTGACTTATACAGTTCGAGCATTTCTCGATGCCATTCACGCTCAAGCTGCTCTTCGCGGCGTTTTTCACGATTGGCCTTTTTGCGTTCTCGTCGCTGGGCCACCTTGTCATTTGGATGCACGGTACTACCTCTCCTACTCAGTCGTCGGTGTGCGGGTACGCGGCGTTCCACGCCTCAAACTCATCGCGGGCTTTTTGAAGACGCTGCATCGCTTGGTCCTGCATACGATTCCAAATAGGCTCAGCGCCGTGCTCCGTGCGCAATTTATCGGTGTCGAGCACCTGCCGCGCTGCCTCGCTAAGTTCCTGAATCAGTGTGTTCATGCGTGTCATTCGTGACATGTCGTACTTCCTCTCTTAGAGTGCGTTTCGACCCTGCTGCCAAGCAGTCGCACGCATAAAGTTTTGAATCTGACGGAAGGTCATCGGCTGCGGGTCGTACGCCGTCACGTGAATGATTTCCTCGTGTACCTGGCCTTTGAGATGCGGCTTCACGTGGACTTTTCGGCGCACCTTCTGCCCATGCTGTTCGGCCAGTTCGCGCGTGAGAAACCGACGTTCATTCACGAGGTAGAACCCGTCATCTCGAATCGAGAGAAACCAAAGCCACTCGCCGATTTCTTCGTCTGGGGTCTTTTGCTTGCGCCGGGCTCGCGGCATCGTCGTTCCGTTCTTATTGGCTGTAGAGCGGCCCATCAGAGGGCACAGGAGTTGTGTAGTACAGCACCCGCACGCCGTCCGCATTGAACGGCTCGCTGCTACCCAGCATCGTGTACACGCGCTCTGCGACCTCTGGGATGTAGCTCAGGGACTCCTCGCCTTCCAAGTTGCTGTAAACGGTCGTAGGAACGTCTCGAATGATGGTGATGCGGCCATCCTGGGCAGTGTGGAAGAACGGGCGTCGGACAAGTTTGAGGTCTGAATGGTCCATCAAATACCCCCTACAGTCCGTCGATTCCGAGCGCACTACGGGCAATCTCGCGTGGTGTGGTGAGGTGGTCGTCGTGCGGGCCGGTGTACTCGGGCGTGGTGTCCGTGCCGCAGATAGCCAGCAGGGAAGCCTCAAGGCTACTGATTCGCCGGGCCTGCTCGATGACCAGGCGGGCGAGGTCAGGCGCGCTTGCCAGCAGTCGAACGTCACCATGATCAGCGGCTAGAGAGGCCACCACAGTGCAATTCTCATTCTGAATCTCGTAGTACTCGGCGTATTCCTCGACGGTTCCGTGGTCGCCATAGGAGAGGCCACTGGGGCGGTCGTAGCTCCACGGGCCCGGCGTGGCATTCTCCAGCAGCTCGCGGGCCATTGCTGGCGTCATTGCTTGCTTGTTTTCCTGCTGAGTCATAGCGAACTCCGTTTCTTGTCGTCTGGGACGCGAGAATTTTGTTTGATTGATTGCCGCCTTGACGCTGATTGAATGGGACACATTGGGGCGATGAATGGGGCGAATTGGGGCGATTAATGGGGCAGACAGCGTTATGTGCCCCATTCGGCGTATAGACCTTAAAGTCAGGCGCGAAGGTCGAGCGCTTCGACGGTGTTATTCAGCAGCCGCTCGAACTCAGCGCTGAACCCAAAGCGCTCAGCGTTCATGCGGATGGACTTGTAGATGTCGCCATCCGCATGACGCTTGCACGCTGCCGCCCAGTCGCACAGCATCTCCAGCACGTCAATCAGGTTCATGTCCTTGATGCCGTTCTCGTGGTACTCCGGGTGGTGCCGGTTGTGCTGGTAGTGGTGCGTGAGGGCTTCTCCCATCTCTGCGAGGCTGGCTTTGTACTCTGCTGAGCCGTACGTCAGTTCTCGCAGTCGTGGCGTGACCCGGTTGAAGACTTCGACTTCGGGGCTGAGGAGTTTGCTGCGGTCGTGTTCTTCGCTGCGGTAGAGGAGTTCGTGCGTGGCGCGCATGAGGTAGGCGCGGACTTGGTTGATGTGTTCGTGCGTGTCGGGTCGTGAATCGTAGGTCATGGTGTCCTTTCGCTGTTGTTGTCCTGTAGTAGGGCGGTGTGGGCAGCTATGATTCGCTGCCCGATAACTTGCGCGACTTTGGGCGAGACGGCGTTACCGATGGTCCTAAGTCGGTCCACTCGGCGGGAAGCAACATCATCCATTCCACGAAGGACGGTGTGAGCCTCTTGCGCTCGGTGTTGAGCCTCACCCAGTCCGTCAAGGTCACTCCGATGCTGGCCGTAGACCCTGGGCGGCGTTTGACGGTGCAGTTCCGCGTATCCTTCGCGTCCACTGCCACGGGGGTAGGCAACAATGAACACGCGGTCACGGATGTGCGGGGCACCGACGGCTGCAGCCGGTATGCAGTCCCACTCCGCGTCATACCCGAGCGCGGCCAAGTCCCGGAGAACTCTTCCAAAGAACCGTCCAGCTTCGCTTGATAAAAGCCCTGGTACGTTTTCAGCCACGACCCATTGAGGCTCAAGCTCGCCAATGATTCGGGCGTACTCACCCCAGAGGTCGCGTTCGTCGTCACTCGCGAGCCGCTTGCCGGCGCTGCTGTGGGGTTGGCAGGGGAATCCTCCACAGAGGACATCAGGTCGGGGAACAGTGGCGGCGGTGATGTCTCGTACATCGGTGAACCTCGGGACGTTCGGCCAGTGCTTTTCCAGCACCGCGCGGGCGAAGGGGTCGATTTCGCATTGCCAGATGGTCCGCATCCCGGCCCATTCCAGGCCGAGTTCCAGACCTCCGATGCCTGAAAAGAGCGAGCCTACGGTGAGTGTCATTCGTTCCTCCGGTGGGTCGATAAGGTTACTTATTGAGCGGTGTGTCGATTCGGCGCGCACTCCCGTCGAACACAGGTTCGCTTCTGACTTCGACGTACACGCGGTACGCGACATCTGGAGTGCCGTCTTCCCAAATGAGAAGGTCGAACGAGTTCGGGTACTCGAAGCGGTCGAAATTCTTGGCCGCGAAGTCCTCAGCGACCATCTGGGCGCAGAGCTTGTCAAGCGGGCCGTACACGGCGTACTCGTGGGTTTCGGCCTCTGCGATGATGGCTGGCATGTGGTTCTCTGGGGAGAAGTAGTTGTCCATGTTGCCGACGCGGAATGTACGTGTGTTCATTTCTTCTCCAGCGCTCTACAAGAGGGAGTAGCGGCCTAATTACTTGACTTACAGTATACTATACCTGAGGTGAAGTATACATGACGTACAGTAGCCGCGTGCTCAGAGTCCGCCTGCGCGAACTCCTCCACGACAACGACGTGTCCGCCTACCGTCTCGCGCAGGAGGTCAAAACCATCAAACCCGCCCAGCTCTACGCCATCGTCCGTGGAGACCGCTTACCCAGCCTCGACACGGTCGATGACATCCTCAACGCTCTCGCGAGGATCACCAAAAAAACTTTTACGCCCAACGATGTACTGGAGTATGAACCCGACTGA